GTCAAAAAACTTTATCAGGTCCAGCAAGAGCACAGCACTCTTTTACAGACCTTGAAGGGAGAAAATATGCAGCAATAGGTACATCAAAATTATTAGTTATTTATTATGGTGGTGCATTTTATGATATTACACCACTACAATCTGCCATCACTGGAGCCACATTTACATCTACAAACAATAACGCAACCGTAACTGTTAATAAAGCAGCTCATGGTTTAGTTGTTGGAGAATATTTTACTTTTAGTGCTGTCACATTACCTGGTGGGGGTGCTACTGGATATGCAACAACAGATTTTACAGATAACACGTTCGAAGTTATAACGGCAACTGTAGATACATTTACTGTCACAATGCCATCTGTTGAGTCAGGTACAGGTATGACAGCTGCAGGGGCAGCCACTATAAATCCTTACGAAGACATTGGACCTATTTTGCAAACAGCTGGTTATGGTTGGGGTACAGGTTCTTTTGGTGGACAAGTTTCTGGAGCACAAACAACAACACTAAATGGTCTTTTACAGAACGACACTGCTGGTACTGGTGGTAGTGGTACAAGTATTACTCTGACATCAGCTACTGGATTTTCTGCTACTGGAGGAACAATTCTAGTTGGAGCTTTAGGAAGTGCGACTGCTGAGATAATAACTTACACTGGTGTATCGTCTAATGATTTGACTGGTATAACTAGAGGTGCATTAGGGTCATCTACAGCTGCACATAGTTCAGGATCATTAGTAACAGAAATTTCTGCGTTCATAGGTTGGGGACAACAAACCACTGTATCATCAGTTATACTAGATCCAGGTAACTGGGCATTAGATAACTTTGGAGATATTTTAACTGCAACAATAAGAAATGGTAAAACATTTACTTGGGATGCAAGTGCTGCTAATCCATTAGCACAAAGAGCATCTATTATGACAAGTGCACCTACAAAATCTATTGTCACTGCTGTATCTGACAGAGATAGACACTTTGTGCATTTCGGTACAGAAACTGTTATAGGAGATCCTAATAAACAAGACCCAATGTTTATAAGATTTAGTGATCAAGAAAATTTTAATCAATACACACCTTTATCAACAAATACTGCAGGAACATTTAGACTGGACACCGGAAACACAATAGTTACAGCTGTCTCTGGTAAAGATTATATTTTAATTTTAACTGATCAAGCTGCTTACACCATGCAGTTTGTTGGTCCACCTTTTACATTTAGTATTAGACAGGTGGGTACAAATTGTGGATGTATTGGTCAACATGCTGCTGCATATGCAGATGGTAAAGTTTATTGGATGGGACTTGCAGGGGGCTTTTTTGTATATGATGGTACAGTAAAACTTTTACCAAGTCTTGTTGAGGATTTTGTATTTCAAACAGATGGGGACAATCTTGGTGTTAATTATGTTTCTAATCAAATTATTTATTCATCTCACAATTCTTTATATAATGAAATTATTTGGTTTTATCCTAAGGGAACACCTGTTGGTAATCCATCAACTCAAATAGATAGATCTGTTGTGTATAATTATGTGGAGAATACATGGTCTACTATGTCTTTATCAAGAACAACATATGCAGATTCTATTACTTATGACAATCCACAAGCTACAGAATATGATTTAACAGGCACTCCGTCTTTTCCTACTATTAATGGAGTTACAAATACATTTGGTGCTACAACGTATTATGCACATGAAGATGGTGTAAATAAAATTGATTTAAATGGTGCATCATCAGCAATCACAGCTTTTGTACAATCAGGAGATTTTGATTTACCTATAGATGGAGACGGTGAATTTTTATTACATGTTAGAAGATTCTTACCAGATTTTAAAAATCTTCAAGGTAATGCTGACATAATAATTGGCACTAAAAACTTTCCTACTGCAACTTTAAATACATCTGTATCTTTTGTAGTGACAACTACCACTGATAAAGTAGATACAAGGATAAGGGGTAGATTAGCAAATATAAAAATAGAGTGTGACGGTGTAGATGAAACATGGCGTTTTGGAACATTTAGAGCAGACGTAGAACCTGATGGAAGAAGATAATGGATCCAATTGATTTACAAATACAACAACAAATAGCTGATTTACAACAGCAACCAAATTTTGCTGGATATCAACCATCTTTTGTTGAAGATCCTATGATACCAGTGCCAAAACCTGTAGTTGCTGAAGCTAATGTTCCTAATCCAGTAACTCAAACAATAGGTGGTATTAAAGATTTAGTTGTAAAAAATTTTAACCCAAGACAATCATTCTTAAATTATGCAGCTAGTAAAGCTTTTGGAAAAACAGGAGCTGCTGTTCTTGGAGCAGGTTTAGGTATACTACCATTTGCTGCACCAATGATAAAGAAAGCTGCGGGAGCAGTAGGACGTGCCTTAAGACCTGACCCACAACAACAGGGTATTGCCGCTTATATAAATCAAGTCTACGGAACAACGCCTACCGGACAAATATCAACTGGTCCTATGGCAGGATATAATACACAAGGTGCATTTGGTTCTATTGGAGCACTAGATACTGCGATTGGTAGGATAGGTAGAATAGCAAAAGCTAGAAGTAAGAGAGATACAAAAACTTTAGCAGACAGACAAAAAGCTCTTGAAGGTTATGTAAGTAATGTTCAAAAAGAAATAACAAAACAAAAAGGTGGTATAGGTGCAGATAGATTAAAAGAAAGAGATAAACCAAACATGAATATACCTGATAGAAATAGAGGACAAATATCAGCAAGATCAACTCCTAGTAGATCAAGTAATATTCCAGACAGAGGAAGAGGTCAAACAGGTGGTGGATCAAGAGGTGGTGGATCAAGAGGTGGAAGAAGTGATGGAAGAGGAGGGGCAAACCCACATAGATAATGGCAAAAATTACTACATACATTCCTGAGCCTAAACCAACTTATGAAGAGGAGAATCAAAGACAAATTATTCAATCTTTAGATACAGTAAAAATACAATTAAATACTTCTTATCAAGAAGATTTAAAAAATGAACAACAAGCTTTTAACTTTTTTATGCAATGACAATACAATATAAAAATCAAGGATTCACATTAGATACCACATCAGTAAAAACTGTTTTTACAAGTCCGACAAGTGGTGTTTGTATCGTAAAAGAAATATCACTTGCTAATGATCATACAGGTGATGTTGAAGTTAAAGGTGCTCTCGTAGATTCATCTGCTGGTGCATCATTTCAATTTTTTATTAAAACACTTACAACTGATACATCAGAAAACGCAGTATCAAATGTCTTAAATTTAGAAGCGGGAGATGGTATATCTTTTAGTGCTGACGTAAGTAATGTGGTTACTGGTGTTGTATCATACGCTTTAATAGATAGGTCTCAAGAGAATGGGTAAGGCACCTAAGTTTGGAGTTAACAATTATAGAGGATCTACTAGAAAGAAAAGACCTGGAAGACATAAAAAAAGATTGAACAAATCTGAAAAAAGAAATATGAAAAAAAGATGATTAGATTACTAAGAAAGTTTTTAGGAATAGAAAATCTTGATTATAGAATAAGAAGACTTGAGAGAAAATTATATTGGAAGGAGAAATATGTCAGATCAAAAATACAAAATAGTTAATGGTGAGGCAATACCAGTTTTACCTGCAAAGGCTAAAGAAATAGTTAAAAATAAGAGAACAGGTAAAATATATGATAGCAAAGCTCATTTTGATTCTGATGTTGCTGATACCAATACTGATACTACTGAAGATGATTTTCAACAAGACGTAGAGATTACAGTTGCATCTTTAGATGTATTTGGTAAGAATGACTAATGCAGCCAATAGGTGGTACAGAGCTACAATACAAGCAACTAGAAAAGTACGTTGATTCTAAACTACTTAGTAACTTTCAAATAACGACATCTGTTCCAGAGAAAATACCCTTAGCAAAAGATAAAATTAATATATTATGGGAACAAAATTCATTCGATCAACCTAATCTAGCACCCTGGTTTAAAAATAAGGATAACCACACTAAATACGATTGGTATGTTTTTAATTCACATTGGTGTTATGAGAAGTTTAGATATTTTTACAAAGTACCAACAGAAAGATGCACCGTAATTAAGAATGCTATAGATAATTTTCCTGAAAGAAAAATATATAAAAAGGGTGACCCAATTAAAATGATATTTCACCCAACTCCTTGGCGTGGTTTAAATGTAATTTTGGGTGCTATGCAGTTGTTAAAAAATGATAACATTACATTAGATGTTTACAGCTCTTGTAAAATATATGGTAATGAGTTTATGGAAGCTAACGATGCTCAGTACAAATCATTATATGCACAGGCAGCAGAATTAAAAAATGTAAGTTACAAAGGTTGGCATCCAAACGATTATATATGTAAACATATTACAGACTATCAAATATTCCCGTACTCTAATAACTGGGAGGAAACATCTTGTATTGCAGCCATTGAAGCATTGGGTGCAGGGATGCATATGATTACAACAAACAACGGTGCCTTATTTGAGACATGTTCTGAGTGGCCTGTATATGTACAATATGATACAAACTTTCAAAATATGTCTAAGTGTTTTGCTTATGCAATAGATTCTGTTGTAGATTACCTACATTTAGATAAATGCCAAGAACACCTGCAGATGCAACAAGACTTTTATAAAAAATTTTATTCTTGGAATAAAAGAAAAATTGAATGGACTACATTTCTTGAGGGAGTTTTAAATGAAAACAAATGAGCCAATATGGTTTAACAGAGAATCAACTGATAACAATTTACCTAAAACAAGTATATTTGTAGGCACACCTTGTCATTCTGAAGTATCAATACATTACACACAATCCGTATTAGAGTTACAAAAATTTTGTTGGAATAATAAAATAAATATAATGTTTCAACTATTCAAATCATCATTAGTGACTCAAGGTCGTAATCTTATTGTTTCTGCTTTCTTACAGACAAAATGCACTCATCTTTTATTTATTGATTCTGATATTGCTTTCAAACCAGAACTAGCAAAGCATCTGTTAGATGCTGATAAAGATGTAATTACCATACCTTACCCATTAAAGGATATGTGTTGGGAAAAAGCTTTGCAATATATGAAAGAAGGTAAGATAAAAACTGTAGAAGATTTAAAACATAAAGCTCTGTATAGATATCCAATGAGAGTGCCAGAGGCTAAAAATATTAGACTAGATAATAATGTTATTGAGGTAGTGCATTCATCTACTGGCTTCATGATGATAAAGAGGTCAGTTTTTGAAAAGATGAAAAAGGCTTATCCTGATAAAGAAATAAATCAAGACACATTAATAA